GGTTTGGCAATAAATGACCTCCGACCCGCTTTGCTTTTAACCGAAATGGTTAAGGCTTGTTTTGCCGATATTGGTTACACGTTGAGCGGTTCGCTTTTTGACCGAGATAATTTCACGGATTTATTTGTTATCCCGATGAACGGAGCGGGGCCAATTCAAAACACCAATAACGAAGATGCTAAAATAAACGTAAGTATTACAAGTTATACAACGCCATCCGTAACGGGTAACGTAAAAATTATATTTCCAACGGTTACATCCGACCCATTAAGTTTATACAATAGCACAACGGGAATTTATACCGTGCCTTACACTGGCACTTACACGGTTCAACTTTCAGGAAGCGTAAGCGCAAGAACGGGGGCAACATTTTTTAAAGTCATTACAAACGGCGGACTTACTCAATTTGGTTCAGTGGGTGCAACGGGGGCGTTTACGGGAACCGTAATCGTAAATTTGAACAAAGGGGATACTTTGACTATTCAGCAACAAACCCGTGGGGTGACCGTATTTGCATCAATAAATTTTCAAATTATACAAGTGCCTTACGGCATAAATAATAGCACCTTAAACTTTGAGGTTGTTATGCCACCGATGAAAGTATCGGATTTTATTAATGGCTTTTTAAAGACGTTTAACGCCGTTTTAATTCCCGTGGGTGCAACTGAATTTGCATTACATAATATTGATGATTATTACGCATTGGGCGTTAAAAAGGATTGGACTCGGTATATTGATATGGTCGATATTAAGCACGAGAAAGTTCCCATCCCGAAACAAATAACAATGAGCCACGCCGAAGCCGAGGACATCGCAAACGTACAATATACGAGTGTAAACAATCAGGCTTACGGAAGTGTGAAGGCATCGCCTGAAGTGGATTTTGCCGATGACGCATTGGAAATTCAAAGCCCGTTCACTTTATTGGTGCCATCGCTCATTCGGGAAAAAAGTTTGAACAACGTAGTTTTAAGAGATACCGAATTGCAAATACCCGTTTTGTTGGATGGGGATTTCAAGCCAGTGAAAGCGGATTTGTATTTGGTTTATTTTGTTGAGCGCAGAACCATCGCCGTGGACACCTACCAATTGGAAGGCATAGACCAATTCAGTTATCCGCTTATAAGTTCGTATCAGGATTTCCCGACTACATCGGCCACCAATAGTTTGGCGTTTGGAATGGAGGCCACAATTAGCGGTAACGCCCCCACCAATACTTTGTATGTGGAGTTTTTCCGAACTTATCTAAGTCGTGTAATGTCGAGCAAAAGTCGAATCGTTTATTTTAGTTCGGTGTTACCCGTGAATGAGTGGTTGCAATTGGAAATGAATGATACGATTTCGGTATCGGGTAACCTTTATAAAATCCAAAATATTCAATACGACATCCTGAACGAAAGGGGCGAATTGGTTTTAATCAGTTACCCGAATATAAACGTGCAGACTTACACAAGTTCGGGCAATAATACGGGTTGGACTAACGGAGCAACTAACACCGATGGATTGACAACTTTGAACGGGGATGCCGTTGGTCGTGGCGTGACAAATTCAAAACCACAATTTGGCGGTGGTACGGGGGTAATGGTATTGGGCCAAAAAACATTTGGCCAAACCAATATGCAAAAGGTGCGTGATATCGTGAATGAGTTGGTAAAGGACCGAAGCGTGGCCGTTGTGTTTAATTCTGCACCCGTTACAATCGTAACCCCCAACGATAATACTTATATTAAAGTAGGTTTAAACACCGTTCAAAGTTTGGGCAATACTTACTATTTTACCAATGCTTCGGGAAGCGTAACGATAAACGCATCGGCGAGGTATAAAGTGACTTCGGAAATTTCAATCGACCATCCCAAAAACCACGATATTACTTGTTCAATTTTAATTAACGGCTTAGTGACATCGGCGTATGCAAATTTGGAGCGAACAACACACACCGCCTCAATAAGCGAGGTTTTTGATTTAACCGTTGGTTCTATTATTGAAGTGGCTTTTTCTTGTTTACAAAATCACGCCGTTACTATTGAAGTGGTGTATTGCAAATTAAGATTAGAAAAAATATGATAGGTGAAATAATAAAATTAGTCCAAGCCGATGAATGGCGAGGGGTATCCCAAAGGGTGGAAATCGCCAAAGGGAAAAATAAACTAAAACGCAATTGGGCGGATGTGTACACATATTTTAAAAGACTACAAAAATGGCCGAAAAAATAAAATTCACAATTGACATCGATGATACTGGCAGTGCCAAAGTTGTCGATAATTTAGCCGATAAATTAAATGACGTAAAGAAAGCGGGTAATAAAGCCGCCGACGGAATCGAGGAAACAAGCAAAGCCGCTAAGAAGGGTGAAACGTCTTTCAAAAAACTTGGTACATCTATTAAAGGCGGGTTTGCGGTTGGTGCGGCCATTAAGGGTTTAGATTTGTTGGCTCAGGGTTTAATGTCAAACCAAAAAACGCAAGACATTTTTAATCGGACAATGATTGTTTTTCAAGGGTTAATAAACGGAACCGTTGAAGTTTTAGAACCTTTCTTTAATGTTATAATGAAGGCGTTCACATCGCCAAAGGAGGCGTGGGATGATTTGGTTGCGGCATTCCAAGCGGGTGGAAAGTTTATCAACGATAACATTATACAAGGTGTTTTGAACTTTTTTATAATGCGTATTAATGATTTGGAAATTGGCTTCCTGAAAGCCCGAAAAGCGTGGAACGATTTAACAAATGATTTTGAGGAAAGCGCGGAAATACAAGATAAAATAAACAAGTTGACCGCAGAAAATTCCAAGTTAACCGATGAGAATGGTAAAAAGGTTGACAATATAGTGGCGGTTTATGATAAAGCAAAGAAAACAATTGTAGATGCGGCCAATGTAATACGCAAAAATACAAAGGAAGCCTTTGATAATTCGGCGGCTATTTTAGCAGCGGAAAAAAACATTGCGAGATTACAAATTGCGATGCAAGGTATTGTTGAAATGTATGATAAACAAGCCGAATTGCAACGCCAAGCACGAGACAATGAAAGCAACACTATTGAGGAAAGAATAAAAGCAAATGAAAAATTAGCGGAGGTATTGGACGAGGGGCAGAAAAAAGAGATTGAAAACTTAGATAGGCAAATTGCCCAACAAAGAATAAGGCTTTCAAATAACAAAGGGAATATTCAAATTGAAAATGAGATAGCGGCATTAATTCAAACAAAAGCGGGTGTTGATTCCAAATACACTGGTTTACGTTCTGAACAAATGACAAACATTAATAGTTTAGAAAAGGAAGGTATTGAACTAAAAAAAGCCGCTGCATTGGGAACCATTGAGGCTAACGCTTTAATGGCACAAAGTGAAGCGGATTTATTGGCCAATACATTAGAGGGGTTCGCAGCCAAGAAACAAGCCTTAACCGATGAATTTATGGCACGTCGGGAATTACTTCATTCTGAAATAGCAAATAATAAGGAAGGCACACAAGCCTATATTGATGCGGTAAATGAAAGAAAACTTTTAGATGCGCAATATGTTGCAGATGTAAAATCAAACGAATCTGACTTATTAAAATTTCAAGAAGAGGTAAACCAAAAGAAAAAAGATGATGATAAAGCGGTTGCCGAGGCCAAAATGGAAGCATTGACACAAGGCATATCGGGAGTCCAAGCGTTAGTTGGTGAGGATAGCAAATATGCCAAAGCCTTAGCGGTTTCCCAAGCAATTATAAACACTTACCAAGGAGCCAGTAAGGCATTGGCCCAAGGTGGAATATTTGGTGGTATTGCGGCGGCGGGTGTTATTGCTTCGGGTTTGGCAAATGTTCGGGCGATTATGGCAACGGAAACACCTGAAGCCCCAATGGGTGGCGGTGGCGGAGGTGGTGGTGCAATGCCAAGCATAAGCGGACCAAGTGTCGGAATCATTCAGGGGCAAATGTCGCAAACCTCACAATTACAAGCCGAAATGAATGCACAAATGAAACGACCTACCCGTGCGTATGTGGTTGGCCAAAACGTAACCACTCAACAAAGCCTTGACCGCCATATTTTAGAAAATGCAACACTTTAAGTTTTAGGCGTTATTTACTTATATGCAAAAACAAGTCATTGCCGTAAACTTGGCAGATAACCCAAAAGAAGTTGGCCAAAAAATCAAAAAATCTATTGAGTCAAGTGATGAGGTTGCAACAAGATTGCAAAGAATTGCCGCCGAAGTTGGCAATTATGCGCTTCAGATTAATAATGCTTTAAAAGTTTTAGACCAAGCCAAAAGCACCGCAAGGTTAGGCAGAATGCAATCCGAAAAAGCCAAGCAAAAAGATGCGGCCAAGCAATGGGGCAAACTTGAAAACGAAGCCACAACCGCTCTCACAAAATATGGCAAATTAGCAAACGCCGTTAAGGCACTTGATAAAGCGTTATAATGAGAATTGTTGAACTTGTTTTAGATGATATGCAATTGGCTAACGGCATCGATGCAATATCGATTGTTGAAAGCCCCGCAATTGAATCCAACTTTATAGCGTTAAGCGGTCACAAAATCGAGTTTAAAACTTTGGATTTAGAAAAGCGGATTTTGTTAGGTCCCGCCTTAATACCCAATAAGCCTATTTATCGAAATCAGGATGGGGAAGAGTTTTACGTTTACTTTTCCAAGTCCACAATTGAAAAGGCATCGCAACTTTATTTGAAGCGTGGCAACCAAGCCAAAGCAACATTGGAACACCAAATTAATTTGGCGGGTTTGACTTTGGTTGAATCGTGGATAAAAGTTGATATGGAAAAGGACAAATCGGCGGCCTATGGTTTAAACGATGTTGTTGGCACTTGGTACGTTGCTATGAAAGTCGATAACGATGAAATTTGGAATGAATACGTTAAAACTGGAAGGGTTAAAGGATTTTCAATTGAAGGCTTCTTTGCGGACAAATCTACGGAAATGGCTAAGATGTCAAAAGATGAGGTCATATTGGCTAAGTTAAAAGAGTTGCTTTCAAATATCGAACAATAAAAAAACCAATCGTTAATTTAATAAATATGAACAATCCAAAAGAAATCCTTTCTCGTGTTTACGATATCGTAATGGGCAAGGAAACCGAGGAAGCCGTAAAGGTGGAATTGGCACAAATCAAGACCGCAGATGGTCAAGCCATAATGGAAGCCGATGCCTTTGAAATCGGACAAGCCGTATTCGTAGTAACCGAGGAAGGTAATATTCCCGTTCCAATGGGTGAGTACATTCTCGAAGAGGGGTTGAAAATTAAGGTAGATGAACAAGGCGTTATCGTTGAAGTTGAAACCGAAGGAGCCGAGGAAATCGAAGAAGTTGAAGCCAAAGATATGGTGGAAAAAGAAGAAGAGGATATGATGGGCAAAGATAAAATGGAGGCTAAGATGCCAAAGAAAATTATCAAAACTAAAACTGAAATGGAAGAGTCATATTTCAATAAGTTTGATGCCCGTTTGTCAGCAATCGAAAAAACCAACGAAGATTTGCAAGCGGTTAATGTTCAGTTGTCAGCCGAGAACGAAGACCTTAAACGTCAATTAGCAGAAACCCCCGCCGAGCATACTAAATTCAATCCCGATGCGGAAGTAAAAAGAGATTTCCAATTTAAGATTGGTGCAAAGCGCAACGAGACCATTCAAGACCGAGTTTTCAATTCATTATTTTAAAAAAAACCACTAAAATGAACAATAGAAAAATTAATTTATCAGGGCCAACCATTTCCCCAAATACATATGCGGGTAATTTTGGTAACAAGTACATCGCAGCCGCTTTGCTTTCAGGCGAAACCTTGGCGAAAGATTTAATCACCGTACACCCGAATGTTGCTTTTAAGCAAGTAATCCGTAACTGGCAAAATTCAATCGTTGTTGCGGATGCGACTTGCGATTTTACCGATGGCAGTTCTGTGACTTTGGGTGAATACGTTTTGACTACCACCGAGAAGCAAGTGAACTTGCAGTTATGTAAGAACAACTTACGCACTACTTGGGAAGCAGCACAAGCGGGATTCAGCGCATACGAAAAATTACCCGCATCTTTTGAAGAGTTCTTGTTGGCTCAAGTAGCCGCAGAAGTTTCTCAATCCATTGAGTTAGGTATTTGGAAATCTACCCTTTTCTATGATTCAGCGGTAACCGCGGGACAAGATGGTATGTTCGGTTTTCTTGCTGATAATTCAGCGATTTCAGTAACTGGAACGGGCGCAACTGATTCCTCAAACGTCGTTGCACGTTTACAAGCGATGTTAGCGGCTTCCCCCGCTGCATTGTACGGCAAAGAAGGATTCGGGTACTACGTTGGACCAAGCACAATGAAGGCTTACCAAGCAGCATTGGCCGTTGGTAACTT